AGGTAAATAACAATGGCAAACGAAAGCACAAGTTCAACTTTAAGTGAACTATATACAGAAATCGTTGCTGAAGCTGAGTTCGTAATTCAAGAGCAATCTATTATGAAGAACTTGGTAAAAAACTACACAATCGCAGGTGGTGGTAAATCCGTAGAAGTACCGATTTACTCAGCTATATCTGCATCTGCTGTAGCAGAAGCAACTGATTTATCAAACACAGCAGTCAACCCAAGTTCAGTGACAATCACTGCATCAGAAGTTGGCGTAATGACAACACTAACCGACCTAGCAAGAAATTCTGCTTCAAGAAACGTAGCAGGTGATATTGGTAGATTATTTGGTGAAGGCATTGCAAAGAAGATGGATGAAGATTTAATCGCATTATTTGATGGTTTCTCAACTACACTAGGTGATGGAACAGGTCAGATTGCAGTATCTTCAATCTTTAACGCTGTATCAACACTAAGAGCATCTGGTTTACCAACCAATGAATGTTTCGCAGTATTACACCCTAAGATTGCTTATGATTTAAAAGCAAACTTAACAAACACATTTGCTAACCCAAATGCAGGTGATTTACAGAACGAAGCACTACGCTCAGGTTATGTCGGTCAGATTGCAGGTGTATCTGTATTTGAAACTTCAAATATGGCTAACACAGGTACAGCAGGTGACTACAAAGGTGCAGTATTCCATAAGGATGCATTAGCCTTAGCTATGATGCAGGACATCAAGATTGAAACCCAACGTGATGCCAGTCTTAGAGCGGACGAAATTGTGGCGTCGGCAGTTTACGGAGTTGGAGAATTACATGATTCATATGGTGTAGAAATGCACTTTGATTCATCAATCCAGTAGTATATGCTTGTGGGTGGGGTTTATCCCCACCTGCTATTAGGAGTTTATAATGCAAACAGTTAAATTAAAAAAAGGCGATAAAATAATTACACGAACCAAATTTGATTGGGAAAAAAATTTAATCCATTGGAAATTAAGAGGGTTTGATTTAGTAGATAATAAACCTGCTGAAGAAAAACCAAAAAGAACTAGGAAGAAGAAAGAAGATTAATGGCAACCACAGAATTTTCAGTAGCAATAGCAGATATTAAAAATTATGTTCCAGATATAGAGGACTATGGATTATTAGATAGCAATAATGATTTTGATGCACCCCTACAACAAGCTGAGAATGATGTTATTAGACAGATTAGAGAAGAATGGTGGGAAAGATACCGCCATACAGTTAGATACAAAGATATTACTAAAGTCACTACACTAGAATTAGATAGTAGTAAATTAACCAATGCTCAATGGACTAGAAGTGTAGTTTATAAAGCTTTAGCAGAATATATTTATCCTATCTTGACTAAATGGAAAGACCCACAGGGTGGTGATGGACAAGATGCTTTTCAAGTACAAATGGCACATTACAGAACAAAATACTCAGAGGAGTTCCAAGCTGTATTGCGTGATGGCATTGAATATAATGAAGATGGTGATGATACAGTCACCGCTAGTGAAAAAGAACCCATACATACATTAAGATTAGTTCGTTAATGGTTGCCTCCGTCACTGTTAAGACGAATAGTGTTCAGCTATCTAAACAATTTAGAAATATTCAAAAAAAATTTCCTAATGCTATTAAAAAAGCATTAGCCAATGTATCAGCATTTCAAATAGCCAATATTAAAGATAGAACACAAAAAAAAGGTATTAGTGTTAATGGTAGTTCTTTTAGACCATATTCAAAAGAATATAAACGTAGATTGGTAAAACAATCTGGTGTTGTTGACTTGACTGATACTGGACAAATGTTTAGTTCATTAACAAGTAAAATTACACCAAGCAAAGGAACATTGTTTTTTAGACAGGCACAGGCAAATAAAAAAGCATTTTATCATGACGTAGTAGGTGCAGGTAAAGGAAAAGTAGTCAGACCATTTTTCAGCATTAATGATAGAGAATCAGATAAGATTGGACAGTTGTTTGCAGATAAGATATTTAAGGATATAGGATTATGAGCATTAGAGAAGATATAGCAGTTAATATTGTTAATACATTGGATGCAGTGACTTCACCGATTGAATTTAAAAAAATTTCCAGACAGCAATTTGACCCTGAAGATGATTTAGCAGATACACAATTTCCTGCTTTGTATATTTCTACTGGTGATGAAGTAAGAGAAGATTTTGCTCTAGGTGATTATTCAGCAGGTAAACGTAGTGGCACAATAGATTATGTAATTGTTGGTTATGTTAAAGGAACAGAGATTAATTTAGATACAAAAAGAAATGAATTCATAGAAGTTGTAGAAGAAACTTTAGATACCGATAGAACTAGAGGTGGAAACGCCTTGGACACTAAAATAGTAGAAGTTAGTTCTGATGAAGGTACACTTTTTCCTTTAGGAGGCATCCGTATCATGGTAAGAATATTCTATGAGTTTTTTAGAGGTACATCATAATGGCTAAACGAATTAAAATATTTATGCCAAATGGGAATGACACCATTGAGATTTGGGATAATGAACTAGACAAATTTCTAAGCAAAGGATATAAACTTTCACTAGAAACAAAATCTACTAGAACTTCAAAGAAAAAAGATGTAGAAGTAGATAAACAAGAACAACCAAAGGAGAACGAATAATGACAACAGCAACAGGGTTATCTGGAGTGGTCAAAATAGGAGCAAATTCGGTGGCGGAAGTTACTGGGTTCACTATAGACGAAACAAATGATACAGTGGAAGCGACAAATCTTACTTCAACGTCAAAAGTTTATAAGGCATTAAGAAAAGATGCTACAGGCACTGTAGAATGTCACTATGACCCAACAGATACTAATGGACAAGTAGCATTAGCAGTTGGTTCAGAAGTAACTTTAGATTTATATCCAGAAGGTGCAGACAGTGGTGATACATATTACACAGGAACAGCAATCGTGACTGGCGTATCTCAAGCAATCACACTAGATGGGGTTATTTCAAGAAATATAACTGTCCAATTTTCTGGTGGCGTAAGCACAACAACTGTATAATTTCTAAATGTCTAAAAAAGACTTTCTTGAAGGTGCTATCAATCACTTTAAGCATCAAGAGATTAAAATTATAGAAGTTGATGAATGGGGATTAACAGGCGAAGATGCCATTTATGTTAAGCCTTTTACGCTACTAGAAAAATCTGAAATTTTCAAAGGTTCAACTGATAATGATTTAACTGTATTGATTGACGTAATTGTCAAAAAAGCAGAAACAAAAGATGGCGAAAAGATGTTTGACCTTGAAAGTAAAGTCAAAATGAAGAAATTTGTTGACCCTGATATTATTGGTAGGGTCGCAAGTCAAATACTAGGAACACAATCGGATTTAAACGAATTAAAAAAAAAGTAAGTTCTGACCAAGACCTTAATTTTCATTTATTTTTAGCAGAAACACTACATAAAACTATTGGCGAAATATTGCAAATGCCAGTAGAAGAATTTAATTTATGGGTTGCATATTTTTCAAACAAAGCTGACGAGCAACAAAAAGAATTGAATAAACAGAAGATGCAAGGTAAAAGAAGATAATGTCCATTAAAAAGTTACAGATTGATATTCTTGCTAAAGACAAGACACTTAGAGCATTTAATTCTGTAAGTAGAGGATTATCTAATATTCAGCGAAATGTATTCAATTTAAGAAACGCCTTAATCGGTATTGGTGGTGCAACTGTTTTAAAAGGTTTTTTAGATGCAGGTATAGAAGTTGAAAATTTAGGAATACAATTAAAAGCATTATTTGGCTCTGCTGAAGCAGGTGCAAAAGCACTTCAACAAGTAACAAAATTTGCATCAGAAACACCATTTGAATTAAGAAACATTCAACAAGGTGTTACTGCACTTGCCACTGTTGCTGACAAAGCAGATGAAATGGGAATTTCATTTGATGAATTATTAAAAATTACAGGCAATACAGCAGTTCAATTAGGTGGTGACTTTGCTCAAGCATCATTAAATATTCAAAAATCATTTAGTGCAGGTATAGGTTCTGCTGACTTATTTAGAGATAGAGCAGTTACCGCAATGGCAGGTTTTGAAGCAGGAGTAAAAGTTTCTGTTGATGAAAGTATTAAAGGTTTAGCAAAAGCATTTGGTACAGGTGGTCAATATGGTGAATTAACAAAAGAATTATCAGCAACAACATTTGGTACAATATCAAATTTAAAAGACGCATTTTTTCAATTCCAAGTTGCTGTTTCATCTGGTTTCTTTCCTGCTCTTAAAAGAGAATTAGGTGATTTAAAAAAAGTAGTTGAAGATAATAAAGAAGCAATTAGAGATTTTGGTGTAGCTGTTGGTGAGAATTTAGTTAAAGCATTTGAACGAGGTAAACAAGTAACAGAAGCATTACAAACGCCATTGAAAAAAGTCACTGACACTATGGGTAGTGCTATTGATGGATTCTTAAAATTACCTCCAGAAATACAAAATTTTGGTATTGTTGCAGGTATTCTTTTTGGAAAGAAGGGAATACTTGCTTTAGGAATTTTATCTTACATAAGAAATGCCTTTGATGAATTAGAACTTAGATATGACCTTTTCGTTAATAAAGCGAGATTAAAAATACAACAAATATTTCCAGATTTTTTATTACCAGATGACCTTTTTAATGAAGAAACGTTAATTAAAAATATTTCTAATGCAGAAAAAGCACTAGAAGAACTAAATAAAAAAAAAGAAGAAGTTAATAACCAACCTTTAGATATTAATCTTAATTTAACTGAAGATAATATAACAAGGACAACAGAATCTGTTAGTCAATTAACAAAAGCAGTTGAAGGATTTAAAAGTGGTTTTAAAACTGCTATGCAAGATGCAATTAAAATAACAGATGATTTTGAAAAATTAGGAAAAAAAGCATTTGACGGATTTGCTGATAGTTTAACCAATGCCATAATGACAGGTAAAGCAAACTTTAAAGACTTTGCGAGAAGTTTATTAGCAGATTTATTAAAAATAATTATTAGACAACAATTAGCAGTACAACTTCAAAGAATATTAGGATTTGGAAGTGCTGTATCGAGTGGTGGTGGAATCATGGCAAGCATTCCTAAATTATTCGGATTTGCAAATGGTGGCACACCACCTGTTAATAGACCAAGTATAATTGGTGAAAGAGGTGCTGAATTATTTATTCCCAAATCATCTGGAACAGTCATACCCAATGAAGATTTAAAAGGAATGGGCGGAACAACAAATATTCATTTCAGCATTAATACAGTTGATGCACAAGGTGTTGATGAATTACTTACAAATAGACGTAGTACAATCATTAACGTAATTAATGATGCAATGAATAGACAAGGAAAAGAGGCGTTAATATAATGGCAGGTACATATCCAACATCACCAGAATTTGCATCTATTGGGTTTAGTTCAGAACAAAAAACTATTACATCTACTACTGATAGCGGTAAGATGTTTGCAGTCCAAATAGATGGACAAAGATTTAAGTTTTCAGCATCATATCCACCAATGAACAGAAGTGAATTTGCTCCAGTGATAGCTTTTATTATGAAGCAAAGAAGTCAAAAAGAAACATTCCAAATAGCTTTACCAGATTTAAAAAACGCTAAAGGTAATGTATCAGGAACAGTATTAGTGAATGGCGCACATAGTGCAGGAGATACTACGATTGATGTAGATGGAATGACTGGAGAAATTAAAGCAGGAGATTTTGTTAAGTTTGGTGGTGACACAAAAGTTTATATGGTTGTAACTGATGCAACTGCTGATGGTTCTAATGAGGCTACTCTTACAATAGAACCACCATTAAGAAATGCTTTATCCAATGACGTAGCAGTCACTTATGATGGTGTAGAATTTACAGTTAGACTAACATCTGATATTCAAGAATTTAATACAGGGGATTTAGATTTATATAGATTTGAAGTAGATTTTATTGAGGCATTGTAATGACTAGAGGATTATCTAGTAATCTTACAACTGAATTAGCCAATCAGACTATTAAACCAATCGTTCTTGTAGAAATATTATTTCCTACTCCTCAAAGAATAACTAATCATTTCAAAGATATAACTCATAATTCAAATACCTACACTGCTAGTGGACATTTATTATCTATTGGTGGTAAAGCTGAAAAATCAGAATTAGATGTAGGTAATTTTCAAATTGAATTATCAGCAGTGGATAGTGCGTTTGTATCTATTGTTTTGAACAACAATGTTAGCAATGATGAAGTCACTATTGATATTGGGTTATTAGATAGTGCAGATGCCTTAATAGATACATTTAATTATGATACAGGATTTATAGAAAGCTTTAATATTGATACTGATGCAGGAAAATTAATTTTAAGCTGTACTTCACATTTTGCAGATTTTAGTCGTATTTCTGGTAGAAAAACAAATGAAGGTTCACAAAAAGTATTTTTTCCTAGTGACAATGCAATGGAATTTTCAGCATTAACAGTTCAAGATATTTTATGGGGTAGAAAATAATGGCATTTTTTACAGCAATACTTGGAACAATTATTAAATCAGTTATTACAGGATTTGCTATATCCAAAGCAGTTTCTTGGTTAGCACCTAAACCAGAATTACCAGATTTTACACAAGACGCAGAAGCAACAGGTGTTCTTGTTAATAAACAATCTAATAATGCAAACATCCCTGTTATTTATGGAACACGTTTAGTTGGAGGGGTTCGCACTTATTTAGAAACAAGTGGAAATGACAATCAATATTTGTATGGTGCTTTAGTATTATGTGAGGGGGAAATAAATGCGATTACAAAAATTTATGTTGAAGATAAAGAAGTTACTTTTGCTAGTGGTTTTAGTGATGGTGGCATTGTCACCTCTGATGATAGTAGATTTGGTGACACTATCCAAGTTCAGACTTTTTATGGAACTGATGGACAATCTCAATCAACATTATTAAACAATCTTTCTAGTTGGTCTAGTAAGACTAGAACATTTGCAGGACTTTCTTATATTGCTTTCCGTCTAACTTGGAATGCTGATAAATATATTGGTATTCCAAAAATTCAATCATTAGTACAAGGTAAAAAAGTAGTTAGCTATGATGCAAGTTCTACTGCACAAACAGCTTCTTTTTCTACCAATCCTGCTTGGTGCTTATTGGATTATTTAACCAATACTAGATATGGGAAAGGTATTGATATTACTGATATTGATATTCCTAGTTTTTACTCAGCTAGTCAAACTGCCATAACACAAGTGACACCTTATTCTGGTGGTAGTGATATTAATTTATTTGACTGTAATGCAGTGATTGATACTGGACAAAAGTTAATAGACAACACAAGAACTCTTCTTAAAGGAATGAGGGGGTTTTTACCTTATTCACAAGGTAAATATAAACTGATTATTGAAACAACTGGTTCTAGTGTATTGACACTAAACGAAGATAATATCATAGGTGGAATCAAAGTATCAAGTGAAAGAAAAAATGAAAAATATAATCGTGTTCAAGTAAACTTTGTCAATCCAGAAAAAAATTATCAATCAGATACTATTGTTTATGATACAGACCATGCAACTTTAAAAACTGCTGATGGTGGTTTTTTGCAAGAAGGTGTTATTGATTTACCTACAATTACTAATCCATACCAAGCTTTAGAGTTTGGTGAGATTGTTCTTCAAAGAAGTAGAAATAATTTAGGACTACAATTAACTGCTAACTACACTGCTATGAATTTAGCTATTGGTGATATTGTGGCAGTCACTTCAACAATTACAGGTATGTCTGCTAAACCCTTTAGAGTTGTAGGAATGGCAATTAATCCTTCTTTTGAAGTTTCATTATCATTAATAGAACATCAAGATGCTTGGTACACATTTTCAGAAAAGACAGAAGTTGCTACTGTACCAGACACGACACTACCTAATCCTTTCACAGTACAACCCCCTGCTTCAGTCACCCTTGCTGATGAATTAATATCTTATAATGACGGAACAGTTATTGTTGCCATGAATATAACTATCGGTGCATCACCAGACCAATTTGTTAGAGAATACCAAGTAGAATATAAAAGAACTGCTGATAGTAATTTTATTGTGCATAGTAGAGGCACAGTAGATTTATTTCATAGAGTATTGAATGTTATCTCAGGTGATAATTACACAGTAAGAGTTAAGGCTATAAATTCATTGGGTGTTGAAAGTACAAACGTCACTGCCACAAGAGATATAATTGGTGAGATTGACCCACCGAGT